CCTATGCTTTCTGGGTATCCAGTTTGTTGTCGTGGTTCGAGGAAGTTTTGGCCGGAGAGGATGTCATCTGGGGCAAACTCACCGAAATCCTCCTGAGGCGCGACTTCGCGTGGCAACAAGGACGAGGCGAGTCCGGTACCCGCCTTCATTTCACAACCGACACCGGCTTCCGCGGCTGGTCCGACAGCGTCGATGCCACCGATCATCGCATATTCATTCTCCTTAACGCTGTACGTGGCACGACCGTTGGTGACCATGAGATAGATCACCACGGCAATGGCGAGGGCGATGAGCGCTTGGCGAGGGGTGACCTTCTTCATCTTCATCATCTTTTTATATATAAAAACAATTTTTTTATTCGTCGTCTTCAATCACGATTTCGTCTGGATATGATTCAACTTCTGGTTCTGGCTCGGGCTCCGGGTCCGACTCTGGGGTCGGCTCAGGTTCTTGGACTGGTTCCGGATTCATCTTGACCTGGACCAAATTCCAAGTTGGACCGAACGCTTTCTTTGCAAACCACAAACCCGCGTATTCGAGCATGATAGAGCACTTGATACCGGTGAGTGTGACGTCTTCACCCACGAGTTCCTTCTTGGAATTGAAAATCTTTGTCGCTGAAATTCGATCGGCGGATAGTGTATCTTCCTTCGTGTAAACCTTGGTGATGGTCTTCTCTGGGAGTTGTTTACCAAACCAGGTCGCACTGTGTTCGTTTGCGGCGGCGATGTTATTGGCGTGAATGTTTTCAATGTTCTCGACACCGGTCGCATCGGTCAAGTCAAATGTGACTTCACCTGAAGCATCGTCGGTGACCACGGCATTTCTCACCTGGACGTAGCAACGCTTTTTGTCTTGAGTGAGTGCTTTGACGTGATAAAGTCCATCTTCACCCTTAGATAGAGTTCCGTAAATCATGTTATATATCATACACGTTTCAAATCTTTAACCCCTACAAATGGTATCATTGCAGCCTTGCGTATTATAGGTCTTGGAACCCAAGCATCTCTCGCTGGTTTGAAACCATACAGCGTTTCTTCTAATCGGAGTTTTTCTGGTATGGGTAAAGGTCTTTTCGGCCTGTAGTTGAATTCATTTTTAACATATGATTCCGATGTATTCTTGATCCAATTATTGGTTTCTATATTGAAACGCATATCGGATTGTGTTTTTGTAAATCCCTGCAGATTTCCCATATTTTGAGTTGTTTTAAGTCCATGTACGTATTGCTTTGATATTTTAGATGAATCGGGTGTGGTCGTGAAATTTGTGTATTTTTTAGGATTTACTTTTATCGCCTTGCGTGGATTGATATTCTTGAATTGTGTGTGGCGCTTTGGTTTTTTAGTGAGTGGTATTCCCACTTTTTTCATTATATTTTCCATGGATTCATTTGGGAGTATATTTTTTCGTGTGATGAGTTTTGCTAATTTTATCATTCTTCGTCTGTCCTTCTCTTTCTTCTCGGGTGGTCTGAGACCGAGTTTTTGCATCGTGTATGAATCTTCTATGAGAAACCGCTTCGATGCGAGTTTGACATTATCAAACTTACCGATGACGTATTTACCTGTGATTTTGAATATATCGAGTGCTTGAATTTGATCGTCTCCGACTTCGAACCCAAATTCTTTTGGGCGCATGAATGCGATATCGAGAATGCCACCCATATTTATCGATTCTATTCGCCCAGATTTAGGTGAGTATAGACGAATTTTCATGTCCAGTGTGAATAGTTCTATATCAGCGAGTGTATCTGGACCTCGCTTTACATCCTTTCTTTTAGGTATGAGTGTATATCTTCGAGTCACGTAAGGGCCTGTGTTCGAAAACCCGAGACCTATGAATTTTCCTGGTTTACCTCGTTTATCGTACACGACTTTAGCGAACCGTTTATTCACTCGTTTAGATATTTCACCGAGTTTATTCCATAAAAGGAGTTTTATGGCTTGGAGTTTACCAAAAAATTTCACATCCGGTTTTATTCTCGGCACGAACTTAGTGTCTATGTCGAGTGTCATGATTCTTTGAGACGGTTCCAAGTATGAATTTACCGCGTCCCCACCGGATAAAATCAAATCACCGACTGGATTTAAGAACTCCGTGAGCTCGTCTATGATGGCGTACAATTCGTATCTCAATGCGTCCGTGAGTATGACACTCGCAAAATCTTTGAAGTCTTCATCGCTATGAAGCCTGTGCATTCTCGCCCTGAAACGAGACACGTCATCAGATTCATAGAATCTCTTAAGAGTTGGATCGTTATGGAATAACTTTTTCATCCTGAATCTGTTTATGACCCCCTCTGAATATTCACCTTGATCCATGTTATTATTAGGTTACATAATATTATTCGAACAACAAGCTTAAAGATGTGATACCTAAGTAAGACATAAAACAAGATGTCTCTTGAAACTGTTATTTCCGAAATCTCTGCCCTCCGCGCCGAAATCAAGTCTTTGACTAAGATTGTGCGTAAGATTAAGGCCAAGCAAGACGATCCGGACGGTACCAAGGCTGCGTCTCGTGCGAAGAACAACGGATTCAACCGCGAACAAGCCATTTCTCCAAAGCTTCGTGAGTTTCTCGGGGTCGAAGAAGGAAAGCTTGTATCTCGTTCCTTCGTCACGCGCGCGATTAACACCTACGTTACTGAAAAGGGTCTTAAGCATCCGGACAACGGTCGCGTTCTTGTGCTTGACGACAAGCTCCGCGATCTTCTTGAACCACCTGCGGATACGCAAGTCACGTTCTTGAACCTTCAAAAGTTCTTGAGCCCACATTACACCAAAGTCGAACAAACGGCTTAAAAAAAATACCCATTAAACTTATAAAATGATCATCGACAGGGAAACCATCGAAACCCTTGTTGGTACAAAAACATCGAAGATAGATTTGTACCAAAAAGCTTTTACACATAAATCGGCTTTAAAAGAAAATGGAAACTTAGACTCGTTCGAGACGTTGGAATTTATAGGTGATTCTGTGTTGGGATTTGTTATCACAAAATTTTTGTTTGATAGGTACGAACAACAAAAGGAAGGCTTTCTTACGAAAGCGAGAACAAAGCTCGTGAGAGGCGAGACACTCGCAAAGATTGCGATGAAACTCGAGATGTACAAATGGATCCAAATGGATGAAAAAGGTATGAGAAACGAGTGGTTTAAAAATCCGAAGATATTAGAAGACGTATTTGAAGCCTTCATTGGAGCCATATATATGGATTTAGGGCTTCTTCATGCAAAGAGGTTCATTCTGAATATTTATGAAAATTCGGAACTCGTCGATATGCGATCCATCATGGTGGATGATAACTATAAGGATCATCTCATGCGGTATTGTCAGACTCACGGACACCCACTTCCAGATTATAGAGTCATATCACACGATAATGGTGTATTTTATGTCGACGTATACGTGAATAACGTGATACTTGGACGAGGATTCGCTAAAAATAAGAAACAAGCCGAACAAAATGCCGCGAAATATTTTTTCTATCCACATTAGTAATGATTCCAATATTATTCGTGGCTGTCACTCTATTTTTTAGAAGGCCGATCCCTAAACAATATTCAAAACAGGCACTCATAAACGAGTGTGAAAGATTGGGTGTATCTTCGCAGGGTACATCTCGCATATTGAGACATCGGATTACCCGCTTAAAAGGTAAAACGGTTTAAATCTCAAGATGCACCCAAACGTCGAGAAGCTCATCAAAAAAACGTACGCAGAACAGCGTTCGCAAGAATGGCTCGACTTGAGAAAAAACATGCTCACGGCGAGTGACTGTGCCACGGCCATAGGTGAAAACAAATACGAGAAACCATTCGATCTTCTTCTCAAAAAGTGTGGTAAGGGGAAACCGTTTACAGGTAACGCCGCGACGGAACATGGGAACAAATACGAAGATGAAGCGCGTATCCTATACGAACAGAGACACAACGAGGTCGTACACGAAATTGGTCTCGAACCACACCCAAAATATCCTTGGCTCGGTGGATCACCGGATGGTATCACGGAGAGCGGCAAGCTCGTGGAAATCAAGTGTCCAATGTCCCGTGAAATTTTACCAGAGGTCCCGAAGCATTACATGCCTCAATTGCAATTATGTATGGAGATTTTAGATTTAGAAGAATGCGACTTTATACAATATAAAAATGCAGATTTCAATTGGCCTAAACC